AAAGAACTCAAAGCCGATCTCGACACAACCAAGGCCGAACTGGCCGCACTCAAAGGAGCCTGAAATGCTTGAACACTTCGGATGGCAAACAGACAGCCGTGGCTGGATTGCAGAGATTTTCCGCAACACCGTGACGGGTGAAATCACTATTGGTGAATACAAACCTCAAGAGGACTGACCATGGAACACATCGATCAACCAACTCCAGAAGAAATCGCACGCCATTACAGCGCCGCGATGGACTCTGTGAACCTCATCAACGCTGGCAAGCCCGAAGGCATGCAGGACGCCGAATGGGCCGACTGCGTCGCTCGTAACAAAGAGCACTTGCGCATCATGCTGGCAAAAGACTTCTGGACGACAGAGGACTTGGCGCCTCTGCAGGCTGCTGCCGCATGAGAGACTGGGCCGAAGCACTCGTCGCCGCCGTTCTGATCGTCGGCGTGGTGCTTTGGTCCGTCCGCATTTTCATGGAGGTGATTTATGGCTGACTACAACCAGGGATTAACTCATGGCTGATTTTCTGCCAGCTTTCGAGGCCATGATCAAGGACGAGGGAGGCTACACGCTGCACACCATTCCTGGTGATCGTGGCGGGCAGACCTACGCCGGAATCGCCCGCAACTTCAACCCGACCTGGGAAGGCTGGGAGTTTGTCGACCGGCGCGAGACGCCGCCCACGCCCATGGTGCGCAACTGGTACCACACGAATTACTGGATCCCGATTTCGGGGGACAACATCGTAAGCCAGGCGATCGCGTCGTCCATCTTCAACTTTGCCGTCAACTCCAGCGCGCCCGGCCGCCCCACGGTGGCCGTCAAGCTCGCGCAGCTGGTGGTCGGTGCCACGCCGGACGGCTCTGTTGGCCAGCGCACGCTGCAGGCCCTGAACGCCTACGACCCCGAGAAGTTCGTCATGGCTTACGCCCTGGCCAAAATCGCACGGTACCGGGATATTGTGACCCGCGACAAGACCCAGGCGGCATTCTTGTTGGGTTGGATCAACCGCACACTGAGGGACGCCACATGAACATCCTGGGCATCGGAAGCGTGATCGAGTCCGTCGGCAAGGTGGCTGGCGACCTGATCACCACGGACAAAGAGCGCATGCAGCTTGAGCTCGAGGGCCGCAAGATCGACCAAGCAACCGACCTGGCGCAAATCGAGGTCAACAAGGTCGAGGCGGCCAGCTCCAGCGTGTTCGTGGCTGGATGGCGCCCCGCGATCGGCTGGATTGGCGCGGCCGCCATGGCCTACCAGTTTCTGGTTTACCCGCTGGCGCTTTGGGCCTGGACCTACCTTCAGGGCATCGGCTGGATTCCCAAAGAGCTGGCGCCGCCTCCCGTTTTGCCGTCGGATCAGCTCTGGGTGATCCTGTCCGGCATCCTGGGCATCGCTGGCATGCGCTCGTTTGAGAAGTCCAAAGGGGTGGCCCGATGACGTTTGCCGCCCCGTGGGTTCCCGGGCATAATTCGGGCATCACGCGCCAGCTGGACCAGCGGCTTCACAACCACCTGGAGTCCACATGTACACGATGACGTACAGCAGCCTGCTGGAAGATGTGCGCCGCTATCTTGAGCGGGGTTTCACCGCCGAGAGCGACCAGATCGTCTACGAGCAGCTTCCCCGCCTGATCACCCTGGGCGAGCGCCGCATTTCGCGCGAGCTGAAGATTCAAGGCTTCATCCGCGCAGTCACCACCCCACTGCAGGCCGGTGTGGCCACCTACCGCAAGCCCGACCGCTGGCGCGACACCGTGAGCATGACGCTCAACGGGGCGCCGATTTTTGCGCGGGCCTACGAGTACTGCCGCAACTACTGGCCCGACGAGGCCCAGACGGCCACGCCGCAGTTTTATGCGGACTACGACTACAACCACTGGCTGATCACGCCAACGCCCAACGCAGACAGCACGCTTGAGGTCATGTACTACGAGCAGCCTCGCTTTTTGGGCGAGGACTTCCAGACCAACTGGCTCACCGAGTACGCCCCCGACCTGCTGCTGTATGCCACGCTTCTGGAGGCCACGCCGTTCTTGAAGAAAGACGAGCGCATTGGCACGTGGCAGCAGATGTACGACCGCGCTGCCCAGGCGCTCAACGGCGAGGACCTGAAGAAAATCATGGACCGCAGCGCCCAACGGAGTGAAGCATGACCACATACACCGACGTTTTCGGTGGGGCAAACATCTACCCCAGCGAGATTGACTACAGCGCCGTTGCGCTTGCCACCAACATCACACTGAGCTGGCCCGACGAGACCTCGACCAGCCAGAATCTGGCCACCAAGATCATGGACGTCACCCAGGCTGCCGACGGCCTGGCGATCACGCTGCCGCCCGCCAACGGCACCGGCACGGGGCAGACCATCCTGTTCAACAACCTGGGCACGTTCACTTTCACGGTCAAGGACAACGCTGGCGTTCAGGTGATGACCGTTGCCCCCGGCACGCTGTGGCAGGTCTACCTGACCGACAACAGCACGGCCGCTGGTGCATGGGAAACGCTGCAATACGGCGCAGCCATCTCGCAAGCCAACGCCTCGGCCCTGGCCGGTACCGGCATCGTGGCCGTGGGCACACTGCTTTCGCAGTCGGTGCCCATCACGCACTTCAACAGCAACTACAGCGCAGGCTTGCAAGACCGCGCCCGGATGTTTGTGTGGGGCGGCGCAGGCGGCACGCTCACGCTTCCAGCGCCCACCACGGTCGGCAACAACTGGTTCGTCTACCTGCGCAACTCCGGCTCTGGCGCCATCGTGGCTGACCCGTCCGGCACCATCCTGATTGACGGCGGCCCGACCCTATCCTTTCAGCCTGGCGAGTCGGCAATCATCGTCTCGGACGGCTCCAACTTCTACACGATCGGCTTTGGCCAGTCGGCCACATTCGCTTTCGACTACACCTCGATCAACGTGGCCGGGTCCGGCAACTACACCCTGACCGGCACCGAGCTCAACCGCATCGCCTACGGTTTCACCGGGGTTCTGACCGGCAACCGCACAATCATCGTTCCCGCCACGGTGCAGCAGTACTGGGTCAACAACGAGACCACGGGTGCCTTCAACTTCACGGTCAAAACCGCTGCCGGTTCTGGCGTGCTGGTCGCCTCGGGCTCGCGCTCCATCCTGTACTGCGACGGCACCAACGTGGTCAACGCCGACACGGGCGGCCTGGCCGTGCCCATTCAGGTGTCCGACGGCGGTACCGGCGCAACCACGGCAGGCTCTGCGCGCATCAACCTGGGCGCCACGGCTGTTGGAGACGCGGTGTTCACGGCGGCAGATGGCCCGACAGCCTACGCTGCGCTGGGCGTTGCACCTTCTGGCGTTGTGGTGGGCGGGACCTTCTAAGCGGGAAAACACAGATGCCAACCCAAATCCTCCGCTCCCAGCCTGGCATCAAGCGCGACGGCACCAAGTTCGACGGTGAGTTCTACACCGACGGCCAGTGGGTGCGGTTTCAGCGCGGCCTGCCTCGCAAGATCGGCGGGTACCGCTCGATTTCCAAGTACCTGACCGAGATTTCGCGCGGCTTCATGAGCTTCACCCAGCAGCTGCTGCAGTACTGCCACAGCGGCGGCCCAAGCACGCTGGAGCGCTTCACGATCGACGCCAGCAAGAACGCCAGCCTGGTGTCCAACCGCACCCCAGTGGCTGTGGCCGCGACGGGCACTGTGACGCTCACGGGCGGCGCAGCAGGGGCCGTCAACGGCATCACGGTCAACGGCGTGCAGATCATGTCAGGCGGCGTGGCGTTTGTTGGCAGCTTGGCCGCAACGGCAACGGCTGTGGCCACAAACATCAACCTGTTCACCTCGTCCCCCGATTACACCGCTGTGGCCGTTGGCCCGGTGATCACCATCACGGCCGTGACGGCCAACGGGGCCACAAACGGCTATGCCGTCGTGCCAAACGTGACCACGATCACGGCTACATCAACCGACATGGCGGGTGGCTCTGACGCGCTGGTGGCGTCTGAGGCAAACCGCTGGATGTTCCAGTCCGAGTACGACTCGTCGACCACGTACAACTCCTTGCTGGCCCACGTGGCGCCCAACGGCAACTGCCTGTGCAACGACGTCGGCGGCCAGATTTTTTTCGGTGACATTCTGGGCACCGCGCCTTTGAAAAGCGTGCAGATTCCGTCCGGCGCCAACGCCACGGGCGGCATCGTGGCGCTGCACCCGTACCTGTTCTACTACGGCACGGCGGGCATCATCGGCTGGTCCGTCGCTGGCGAACCCACAAACCTGACCGGCGCGGGCTCGGGTATTGCCCGAGTCTGGGGTCAAAAGATCGTCAAGGGCATGCCGCTGCGCGCAGGCTCTGGCTCGGCTCCGGCTGGCATCTTTTGGGCCTACGACGCCGTGATTCGCGCCACCTTCACGGGTGGCTCGACGGTGTTCCAGTTCGACACGATCGCCACCGACACCTCGATCATGTCCGCTGACTCGGTTGTGGATTACGACGGCGTGTTTTATTGGGCCGGTGTGGACCGCTTCCTGATGTTCAACGGCGTGGTGCGCGATGTGCCCAACCAGCTCAACATCAACTACTTCTTGGACGGCCTGAACCCGCACCAGCACAGCAAGGTTTTTGCCTTCAAGGTGCCGCGCTACGGCGAAATCTGGTGGTGCTACCCGCGTGGCGACGCCACCGAATGCACGCACGCCGTGATCTACAACGTGCGCGAAAACACCTGGTACGACACCGCGCTGCCCGATGTTGGCCGCTCCGCTGGTGGTTTCAACAACGCGTTTGCTGCCCCCATCCTGGTCGATGCCGTGCCAACCGCCAGCGGATACCGCACCTGGGTGCATGAGCAGGGCGTGGACATGATCGACGGCACGCTGGCCGAGCCAATCCAGTCCTTCTTCGAGACCGCCGACTTGTCGCCGGTCGCCCAGGGCAGCAGCGAGTACTTGCGGATTTCCATCATCGAGCCGGACTTCGTGCAAAACGGACCCATGACCGTGCAGGTCACCGGCCGGGCCAACGCCCGCGCACCAGAGGTGTACAGCTCGATCTTCACCTTCCCCGACCAGGCCAGCCAGCCATACGAGCAGATCGTGATGCTCAAGGAGCAGCGCCGCGAGCTGCGTTTGCGCTTTGAGTCCAACGCGCTGTATGGCGACTACCAGATGGGGCAAATCATCGGTCACCTTGAGACCGGGGACAAGACGGTGCTGGGATGATCATCACAAGGCCTACCGGCATGGAGCTGCTCGACTGGGCGTCGCAGGTCATCATCGACCTGGACGCTTACGGCGCCTTCGGTCGGCTCGATGACCCAAACCGCTGGCAGGACTGGGGTATGCAGTTCTTGAACAACACAACGATCGGCCGTAACTTGCCGATTCCTTACGGCTTCACGGATTGGCGCGAGTGGGCTGAGCGCCTGGTGGGCTCGCTGTCATGAAGTACATCGGCACACAGCGCGAGCACGAGGCCATCGAATGGGCCAAGGATGTTTTGAACATCGAGAGCCCGACCGGGTTTTGCCGTGCGCTGTCTGCCGTGGATGATGCTGGCGAGTTTGCGTTTGTGGTGGTGCTCTCGAACTTCACCGACACAAACGTGGACATGCACACCGCCGCCAAGCCTGGCGCCCAATGGGCCACGCCGCGCGCTGCTCTGGAAATGTTCAGGGGCGTTTTCGACTACGCCTTCGAGTACTTCCAGGTGCAGCGCGTGACGGGTCTAGTGCGGGCAAAAAATATGGCCGCTCGCCAGTTTGACGAGCACATCGGTTTTCAGCTCGAGGGCGTGATGCGTCAGTCTTTCAAGGATGACGATCTTTGCGTT